TGCATACCTAGATGCTAAGCACGAGGTAGCCATCATTACTAGTAAGAGTAACATTGCCAAAGATGTTGCAACTAAGATGGTTCGTGTTGCAGGTCTTGTGCGTAATGCGTATGACACAGGTAAGATTGGTCTTACTATGTCACCACGTACCCTGATTAACTGGGGTCGTAAGTGTCAACGTTACGATACTAAGTATGCATTGCAGGTTGCATTCACTGAGAAGCTTACCCCTGATGATGTAAAATCTGTGCAAGAATTCTACGTCAAAGTATTTGGTGAGTAATGCACGGCAGACCGCAAGGTCTGTCATCATTAATTAAGGAGTAGTTATGGCTGATATTACAATGTGTGCAGGTGCAGATGAGAAACGTAATTTAATCTGCCCTATGCGTGATAAATGTTATAGGTTTACAGCAAAAGTAAATGAATATAGACAAGCATACTTTACTGTAGTACCATACGAAGACCCTGAGTGTGCAGAGTTTTGGGATAATAAAGGGAGAAATGAATGACAACACTGTATGGACATGCAGCATTGAATGAGCTTACTAGTAATGCACCTGATTATGAAGAACTTGAAGAAGGACATTCTGCTAAATACAATCATGCCACTTGTCCTATGGGTGAGGACACACGTAAACGATTCGGAGTTAAACATGTAGATGACGCATATCTGTGGCATTGTTTTAATTGTGGTGATAGCGGTTATTATCGACACAGAGAAACTACATCACGCATGAAGTTAATGGGTGCAAAAGCAATTCTTGTACCTGCTGATGTAAAAAATTTTTCTGAGATATATGAAGATGCGAAAACAAATTACAATGACTTTGATATACGTGGGCAATTGTGGTTAGCTCAGTATGGTTTTACAGAGGAAGAATGTTCTAGTTTTGGAATTAGAGAATATAAAGATGGTATTATATTACCTATATGGAATTGTGGTGTGCATGTTGGTTATCAAGTACGTAGGTATGATAAACAACCAAAATATTTAACCTATAACAAGGATAATAGTATACAATGGTTGCTTACTAATACAGGTAATAAAACATTAGTTATTGTTGAAGATTTACTCAGTAGTTATAAATTATATATGGCAGGGTATGCATCATTGTGTTTGTTAGGCACTAAGTTAAATAAATCACAAATAACACAAACAATGCTTGACAACTATGATAGAGTTGTGATATGGTTAGACGATGATGCAGCGGGTCATGCTGGTGCTATGACATTGTTCAGAGAACTTAGTCCGACATTCAAAGTTGTTACTAGTATGAACTTTGTACAAGCAAAAGAGATTAACATTGAAAGCTTAAAAGAAATGGAACTGTAATGTCATACGATATAGATTTACTAACAGTAGTTAGTGAAAAAGATACGTATAATAGATTTAAAGAACATGTAAAGAAACACAATGTATCAACTATTACATTAGATATATTTAATGTATTGGGTGAATACTGGGACAATTACCCTACTAGAACTAAGGTAGATGTAGATGAGTTTCATACATTCTTTAACATTGTACGTGGTAAGAAGATAAAAGACCCTGCGCTATACGAAGCAGCATTCGATTGGTGGAAGGAATGTTTAGCAGATGAACCTCCCATCGTAAAAGATATATTGGCTAAGTTGATTGAGGTTGACTATGCCACACGTATCTACGATGTGTGCATGAAGATTGGCACAGGTGCAGGAGGTGAGCTTACATCAATTGAACCATTGCTCAACGAATACAAGAAAGAGATTGGCTCAAGTGTTGAAAAAGAAGATGTGTTCGTTAGCCCTAGCCTATCTTATCTATCTAAGGTTGTGGCTACAGGTGGATTGGATTGGCGACTTAAAGAGTTAAACATAGCACTAGGCCCATTACGTAAGGGTGACTTCATCATTGTTGCGGCTCGACCTGAGAGTGGTAAGACTACGTTTGTAGCTAGTGAAGCAAGTTATATGATGAGTCAATTAAAACCTGATGAGCATGTCATATGGATTAACAATGAGGAATCAAGTACAAAGGTTATGATGCGTGTAATACAGGCATTCAATGGCGTTACTACTGGTGACTTGTTAGCTAGTCCTAGTGTATTTGAGACAGAGTTTACTAGTAATGGTGGTGAACGATTCTTAGTGTTGGATGATGATAGCGGTATCAAGAGTGTGAATAAAATCAGCACGTTGTTTGCAGAGTTTAAGCCCGGTCTTATTATCTTCGATCAACTAGATAAGGTGCATGGGTTTAGTAACGAGACACGTGATGACTTACGCATTGGTAAACTGTATGAGTGGGCTAGAGACTTGGCTAAAGAGTATTGCCCAGTGATAGCCATATCGCAGGTAGATGGTACAGGTGAGGGTGAGAAGTGGATTCAAATGAATCAACTACGTGGTAGTAAGACAGATAAAATTGGAGAAGCAGATGCAATCATTACCATCGGTAAGAGTAACGAACCCGCAATGGATTTACAACGTTTTATTCACGTGCCTAAGAACAAATTGTTCGGAGGTAAAGAAACGTTAGAAGCACATAGACACGGGTGTTTTGAGGTAGAGATTGAACCATCAAAAGCGAGGTACAAATCAAAATGGACGACAAAGTAAAACATAAGTTGCGAGTAGGTGATGTGTTTTTAGAGGAAGATGGTTGGGGTAGAGTAGTAATGAAGGCAGCTTTATCTTCTAATATTTATAAATGGTCATATATAAAACCACACACAATGTGCCCTACAGATGACTATAGAACATTAGAAGAAATGGAAATTAACCCTAGATGGAAATTCATGTATAACCTATGTGATATGTTTGCTGACGCTAAAAAGGCATTAGATGACGACACTAGTACTTGATTTAGAAACCACTATGGATTGTCCAGTTGGTAACAACAAGGCTAACCCTATGTGGATAGGTAATAGAATTATTGCCGCTGGTCTTTTGCGTGTAGGTGCATCAGGTGTAACTACCCATTATTCTAAAACAGGTGTAGGTACAGTTATTTTATTAGAAGAAATAGAGAAAGCATCATTAGTAGTTGGTCATAATATTAAGTTTGACTTACTATATATCTATCGTCTTACTAGTAACATTCTGCCACGCATATGGGATACACAACTTGCAGCATACATTCTATCAGGACAGAGACATTTATATGCAAGTCTTGATGAGTTAACTGCTGAGTATATTGGCAAACATGCACTGAAGGATGACAAGATTAAGGAGTATTGGAAAGCAGGTGTACGTACAGAAGACATACCAAAGACAGAACTTGAGAGCTATCTCCGTAGTGATGTGTACAACACCGAAGCTATCTTCAAGAAGCAGTGGTTAGAAGCAGAGGAACTAGGATTAATACCCTTAATGATGGTGCAGATGGATGCATTACGTGCCACCATTGAGATGAATCGTAATGGCATGTATGTAGATTGGGATTATGTAAGTAAGGCATGTGTTAAGTATGGTGACATAATCAGAGGTACAGCAGAGACAATTAGGCTTCTTGTAGGTGATGTTGACTACATGAGTCCTAAGCAATTGTCGTTATACTTTTTTGGAGGACAAGAGAAATATGTAGAACGTGAACTAGTAGGTGAGTATAAGAATGGCAAGCCTAAGTATAAGAACGTAGACAAGGTACGAACTGTTAAAGGTAAGTACATACCTAGCATTGAGGTAGGTAAGAGTGGCTATTACAGCGTTGATGATGCGGTGCTTAAAGGTCTGTCATCATCAGGTGATTTGTTTGCTGCTCAGTTATTAGTAATGCGTGATGCAAAGAAGATTAAAGAAACCTATTATGAGGGTCTTAAAGACTTGAGATTCCCTGATAATAATATCTATCCTAATCTTAATCATTGTTCTACAAAGACAGGTAGATTGTCTGCTACTAATCCTAACCTACAGAATCAAACTGATGCAGGTGACGTTAAACGTGCATACATCAGTAGGTTTCCTAATGGTAAGATATTAGAGCTTGACTATTCACAACTAGAGATGGTGGCTCTAGCATATCTAGCTAACGATAAACAACTCATTGAGGATATTAACAATGGCAGAGATATGCACAGAGAACTGTACAACGGGATGTACGGACGCTATCCTACAGATGCTGAACGTAAGCCATTCAAGCGGTTTAGTTTCTTGTTAGTGTATGGTGGTGGTGTGACAACTCTTATGGCGCAGAGTGGCTGTGATAGAGCAACAGCTAAGAAGTTTATTAGTACGTTCTACACTAGGTACAAAGGAGTGAAGCAATACCATGAATCAATTGTAAAGGAAGCAAATGACAAAGCAGTAATCAGTTACGAAGAAGGTGTTAGTGGGCCGCAATATACCTACTATCACCCTAGTCCAACAGGTAGACACTATGTGTTCAAGAAATACGCTAGTGACTACAAAGCAGGGGAACTAACATTTAGTCCTACAGAACTTAAGAACTGGCCTATTCAGGGCTTTGCAACAGGTGATGTAGTGCCTATGATGGTAGGTATCTTGCTACGTAAGCTAGAAGAAGCTGGCCTATCACACAAAGCATTATTAGTAATGACTGTGCATGACAGCGTACTACTTGACACAGAAGATGAAGTGTGTTACGATGCAGCTTGTATAGCTAAAGATACCTTGGAAAAAGCACCATTGTATCTTAAACAATACTTCAACATCGACTTTCCATGTCAACTAAAGGTTGGCGTAGACGTTGGTACAACTTGGCAAGACAAAACAGCATTGGAGATTAAATGAGTTACGTTATTGAGAACATCACTGAGAAAGAAGTTAATACAAAGTTTGGCCCTAAGAAAGCCTATTCGGTATCCGCAAATGGCGAACGCTTTAGCTATGGGTTCAAGAAGCCTACGTTCTCCATTGGGGATGAGGTTGACTTCCAATTCACAGAAAACACCTATGGTAAGAACGTGGATTTAGCCTCTGTACGGCTCTTGGTTAAGGGTAGTGGTACTCCCACCCCTAGCGCACCTTCTACAGCATCTGCTAAGCCCTCCTATGGCTCTCCTAAGGTGTTCCCTATCCCTGCCCTACATGGTGATCGTGCCATTGTTCGACAGAACTCCATCAGCAATGCAACTAAACTCATTGTAGATAGCGTTAAGCCCACTGATAAAGCTAACTGGGAATCATTAGCAATTGAGGTGATTCAGGTAGCACGTATGTTTGAAGCCTACTCATGTGGTGACTTGGATATGGCACAAGCTATCGCTATGGCTGAGACTAAGGCTGATGAATGAAAACAATTGACACGCTAGTACCTGACATTTACTCTGTGGTTAGCGGTAGCATACAAAATGCTATTAGTAACACTGAAGTAAAAGTCAGTTACGACAAGTGGTTTACACCACGGGATAGTAAGCGTGAGGAGGGTGTGTTATATTTTAGTGAGGTAGGCACACCATGCCCACGTCAACTATGGTACAAATATAATGCACCTGAGATTGCAACTAAACCTGATGGTAATTTGTTGCTAAAATTCTTTTATGGTGATATACTTGAGGAACTGGTACTTAATGTGTCAGAGAATGCAGGTCACATTGTAGAGAAGAAACAGGAACGTGTTATCTATGACATAGGCAACAATTGGTATGTAAGAGGACGCATTGATGCCATCATTGATGGAGTTGTGGTAGACGTTAAGAGTGTTACTAAATACTCCGAAGAAAAATTCAAGGGAGGTTTAGTAGATGACCCATTCGGCTATTATCAACAATTAAACGGCTATGCTAGTGCTCTTAATATTAATGCTGCTGGTTTTCTTACTATACAAAAAGAGTTAGGGCATGTTAACTACTACCCTATTCAAGTAGACAGAGGTTTGTTTGCACAACAAGCAGACTTTGCAGTTGAGACAGTTACTAGTAATATTGGTGAGATTCCTAGACTCCCACCAGTAGCACAAAGTAAGACCAGTAAGAACAAGAAACTATGTACAGCATGTAGCTATTGTTCTTTTAAAGGTGAGTGCTGGCCTGAGATGCGTACATTCTTGTATAGTCATGGGCCGGAGTTTTTGGTAGAAGTTGTGGATGTTCCACGTGTAATGGAGGTAGTATAATGTTTGGTACTCTTGGTAAAAAATCTAAAGTTGTGTCTGCACGTAAGTTTTTAGGTACAGATGATAATGGATACATTCAATGGCAAGTAGATACAGATGGTGATGCTCGACTTACTATCCATGATGGTAGACAAACTACCACATTTAGTGATTGGTTTTCAAATGCCAATGACAAAGATGCCATTGCGTTTGATAAACGTATGGGTGTGTTAGTTGACGAAATTAATGCATTGCGTAAAGCAGCGAAAAGTATCAAGAAATGAAAATACTAGTAATACCTGATTGTCAAATTAAGGAAGGTGTTCCTACTGACCATCTGGTATGGGCAGGAAAGGCTATCTGTGATTATAAACCTGATGTTGTGATTAACTTAGGTGACTTCGCAGATATGCCTAGCCTATCTACACATGATAAAGTTGGTAGCAAATACTTTGAGGGGTTGAGATATAAGAAAGACATTGACGTAGCTAAAGAAGCTATGGCTAAGCTTCTTGCACCAATCAAAGAGATGCAGAACAAGCAGAAGAAGAACAAGGAGAAGGTTTATAAGCCACGTATGGTGATGCTTATGGGCAACCATGAGAACCGCATAGATAGGGCTGTAAACAACAATCCTACACTAGAGGGGCTTATATCAACTAAAGACTTGTGTTATGAAGACGATTGGGAAGTGCATGAGTTTCTACATCCTGTGTTCATTAATGGTGTTGGCTTTAATCATTATTGGCCTGTTGGGGCGATGGGACGACCTGCGAGTAGTGCGGCTACTATTATTAATAAGCTACATATGTCTTGTGTTGCTGGTCACCAACAAGGTAAGCAGGTTGCCTACAGTAAACGAGCAGATGGTAAACCAGTATGTGCTATAATTGCAGGTAGCTATTATCTACATGATGAAAGTTATATGGACAAGCTAAGCAATAGGCACTGGCGAGGTTTGGTTGTGTTGAATGAGGTTGAGGATGGTCATTTCGATGAGATGTTCTTGAGCATTGAATATCTTGGGAGAAAATATGAACTACTCTGATAAACTTCTTGCAGTGACTAGATTTGTGGAGGATAATTTTGATGACCCAGTTGAATTGATAATTGCGTTAGGTATATCAGTTGAAGACATAATCAAACTATTACCTGATGTACTTGTTGCAAACTACACTAACTTTTATCCTACACATGACTACACAGAAGAAGACACAATTGAAGAAGACGAAGCAGACCTTGGAACTGGAGAAGATTGGGAAGACTAGGAAGCGAGTCGTTATTAATAACGCACAGACTAAAGAGTGGAACAAACAGTTGCAAGATTTTAAACAAAGGGAACAAAATGAAATTTAAATTTGAACTTGAAGAATATGGTGTTACTCACACAGTGCAAGGTGATCTTGGTGAATGGACACAATACGCTGACGTAGCACAGCAATTTGCTAACATGCTTAGTGGTGTATATGGATATACAATTCACCTTGACCCACACACAGATGCAGGTAAGCCACTTACAGAAGATGAGTTGTGGGAAAAGTATTCTGAAGAAGAAGAAGAACCTGTTAAGAAAAAGAAGTGCAAAGCTAAATGCGAGTAAGCCTTGTATGGGCTACCCCTAGCGGTGATGAGCTTATTGCTTACATGGCTAGGGTTAGCAACCCTGACAATCAGAACAACACTGAGACAGCACCTAAGCTAATTAAATATCTCAAAGATAACAATCATTGGAGTCCGTTTGAGATGGTTAATATGTGTGTAGAAATCAACACTACACGAGACATAGCTAGGCAAATATTGCGTCATCGTAGTTTTAGTTTTCAAGAGTTTAGTCAACGTTATGCAGAAGTAGACACACCTGAGGAATGGAGTGAAGCACGTATGCAAGATGTAACTAACAGACAGAACAGCATTGAAACTACAGATGAACAACTTAAGTCTTGGTGGCGAGCAATGCAGATACGTGTTGCTGATGATGCAGAGTATGTCTATCGTACAGCGTTGAGTAAGGGTATAGCTAAAGAGGTTGCACGTAAAGTATTGCCCGAAGGGTTAACTCCTACTCGCATGTACATGAATGGCAACTTGCGTAGCTGGTTACATTATGTAGATATACGATGTGACAAGGCTACACAGAAAGAACACAGAGAGATAGCTGAACAATGCAAGGCGTTATTAGTAACACACTTTCCATCCACGTTTAAGGAATGATATGACTTGGCCTTTTCCTACACAACCATTGCCCACACCTAAGAATGACAAGCCACCTAAATTTAATCCTGATAACTTTGAGGATGCACCTGTATGACAAAAGATGAAGCATTGCAAATGTGTCTAGAATACATTGAAACAGATGCACATGAACGTAGACATGTCAGATGGGCAATCAAAGAAGCCTTGGCACAGCCAGAGCAGGATGGAAAGTGCAAATACTGCACTCATGGTTGCCCCGCTTGTGACGCTAGGAGACAATCAAATGTTTTACCTTGAAACAAACCAACCACATTACCTTGTGTGGCCTGCGCTTGCAGTAGGTATTGACGAAGAATTTTGGATTGGGATTGGCTGGTTAAATTTTGAAATTGGCTGGCGAAATGGTGATGGCGGTTGGGGAGATGAAGCCAAACTCAAGGAGAAGAACACATGAAACCCACAGTGTATTTCATAGGTGATGCACGTTATGACACTACCTTATTCCCCGGATATGAAGTAGCTTGGGTAATGGGTTTAGATCACCCTATATTAGGTACAGATAGAATACGTACTAGTGCCATTGTAGAGAAGTTTGATGATGGTAGTTTTGAAACCATGAACACAATATATGTTCCATACACGGAGAATACTAATGGCTAGTTGGCTTATTGCAATGATAGGTGTTGTGTACACAATAGTAGCTGCTCAGTTACTAGTAACAGGTAAGACAGGATTAGGTATAGCATTCATTGGTTATGCCTTAGGTAATGTAGGCTTGTACATGGAAGCTAGGTTGTAATGAAAACAATCATACATGTTAATCAGCATGTCATTAAATCTAATCGTAAGAATAATGAAACTAACCCAGTATTGACTGTTAAAACTTATAAAAGCAATACATATGGCACTAACGTGCATATTGATGGGCCTTGCAAGATAGTGTATAATCCTGATAAACCATTATCATGTGGCGCACATGTATGGATTGAAACAGAAGCAGAGGTTACAGTTACATGAGAAATGGTGGTGAGTGGACAGAGGGACGCTATCGTAGCTTCATCACTTCTACATTACGTGGTGGTATGCGGAGATGGCCTCCTAAATGGGCTACATTGAAAGAAGCATTCGTAGGTAAGAAACTCAATAAGAAGACAGGCAAACAAGCAATGCATTACAAGTGCGCTAGTTGTAAGAAGCACCATGTAGCTAAAGATGTTCAAGTAGATCACATACATCCAGTAGTTGACCCCACTACTGGTTTTGTATCTTGGGACGTATACATTGACAGATTGTTCTGTGAGAGTTATAATCTACAAGTGTTATGTTCAACGTGTCATAAAAAGAAAACAGCAGGAGAGAAAGTAGATGCAAAACGAGGAAGAAGCGTGGCTACACCACACGATAAAAGCATTTGATGAGATTGTGTGTTCAGGCAAATATGGCCCTCTGTTCTATAAGATGTTAAGTAATGATGCTAAACTCATCTTAAACAATATGAGGATATTGGAAGAAAACAACATGGAGATAGAACATGTCATTAGCGTTTAGATGGATGGGTGGATTAGCTTTTGGATTTGAGATTAATGCGGGGCCGGGTGTATACTTATGTATATATCTAGGTATTGTTGAAGTAGCAATTTTTGATGAAGATAAGGTGGAAGATTAATGGATAGTTACCAAACGTTTATTGCAAAGAGTAGATACTCACGTTACATTGATACTAGTAACAGACGTGAGCATTGGCCTGAAACTGTAGATCGCTACATGGGATTCATGTACACACATCTTAAGAAGAAGATGGGTTATACAATGCCACCTGAATTGCGTGAAGAACTGCACAGTGCCATTCTTAACCATGAAGTGATGCCTTCTATGCGAGCCATGATGACTGCTGGTGAAGCATTGGAACGTGACAACACTGCTGGTTATAATTGTTCCTATCTGCCTGTGGATGATGTTAAAAGCTTTGACGAAGCTATGTACATTCTGTTGTGCGGAACGGGTGTTGGATTCTCTGTAGAAAGTAAGTATGTTCAAAAATTACCTGATGTACCTGCACTTATGTTTAACAGTGACACTACAATTGTTGTGTCAGACAGTAAGGCAGGTTGGGCAAAAGCTTTACGACAAATTCTTGCGTTGTTGTACAGCGGTGAAATCCCTAAGTGGGACGTAAGTAAAGTACGCCCTGCTGGTACTCGACTTAAAACATTCGGTGGTAGAGCATCAGGCCCTGAGCCATTGGTTGACTTGTTTAAGTTTGTTACTAGTAAGTTTCAAGGTGCTGCTGGACGTAAGCTGACTAGCTTAGAGTGCCACGACATTATGTGTAAGATTGGTGAAGTAGTTGTAGTAGGTGGTGTACGTAGATCAGCTATGATTAGCTTGTCTGATTTGTCTGATGATAGGATGCGTCATGCGAAAAGCGGCAATTGGTGGGAACGTGAGGGACAAAGAGCTTTGGCAAACAACAGTGCATCTTATAATGACAAGCCCACAGTTGGGGAATTTATGTCAGAATGGTTGGCATTGTACCAATCTCACAGTGGAGAACGTGGGATTTTCTCAAGACAAGCTGCTAAGCATACAGTTGAAAAGAATGGAAGACGAGATAGTAATTATGACTTTGGAACTAACCCATGTTCCGAGATCATATTGCGTCCATATCAGTTTTGTAACCTTACAGAAGTGGTTGCACGAGCTACAGACAACGGAGACACTCTTAAACGAAAAGTGCGACTTGCAACTATCTTGGGAACTTTCCAATCAACTCTTACAGAATTTCCATATCTTAGAAAAATCTGGCAGAACAACACTGAGGCTGAGCGGCTTCTTGGAGTCTCCATCACGGGAATCCTCGACTGCCCTGTGTTGAACGATGTGAATGATGTAGGTCTGTCATCAAGATTAGAGATGCTACGTGATGTGGCTATTACTAGTAATAAGGAGTTTGCTGATGTACTTGGAATACCGCAGTCTGCTGCGATCACTTGCGTTAAGCCTTCCGGTACTGTTTCTCAGCTTGTGGATAGTGCTTCAGGCATTCACGCTCGCCATAGTCAGTACTATATCCGTCGTGTTCGTAATGATAACAAAGACCCTATCACTCAATTTCTTACAAACCAAGGCATACCTGCTGAAGCTGATGTGATGAAACCTTTGGATACTACTGTCTTTAGCTTCCCTATGAAAGCACCTGATGGTTGTATTACACGTGATGAGTTGGATAGTTTTACTCACCTTAAGTTGTGGCTTGCTTATCAACGTCACTGGTGTGAACATAAGCCTTCTGTAACTGTGTATGTCAAAGAAGAAGATTGGCCTTCAGTTGGTGCATGGGTGTGGGAACACTTTGATGAGATCAGTGGTATTTCATTCCTACCTTGGGATGGTGGTACATACAAACAAGCACCCTATGAAGAAATCACACATCTTGAATATGAGAATATGAAAGATCAGATGCCTAAGACAATTGATTGGGATTCATTCATTGAAACCACAGACAACGTAGAAGGTGCTCAGCAACTAGCTTGCGTAGCGGGGGTATGTGAAATCTGATAAGATTCTTATCGCAGAGGCGTTAGGGGGTAGTGAGAAAGCTTACGCCACCCTAACGTCAATGTATAGACAGCGTATATACAGATTCATACGTAGGCGGGTGAATGATGATGCACAAGCAGAGGAAGTTACTCAAGATGTATTCTTAGATGCATTCAGGTCTTTAGGGGCGTTTAAAGGGGATAGTCAGCTATATACATGGTTATGTACCATAGCTAACAGAAAGTGTCTCAGACAGCCTTTAAATAGCCTTAAAACGGATGTAGAAATGATAGATGTAGTCACCCCTGAATCCCTGTTGGCAGTTAAGCAAAGGATAAAGAATGTGACTGATGTTTGTGATGAGTTGCCTAACAAACAGCGTAGAGCACTGTTGTTAAAAGAATACGAGGGGTTGTCCTATTTGGAAATCTCTGCTATATTGAGTTGTACACCAAGTTATGCAAAGAAACTGGTATGGCAAGCTAAGAGAACAATCAGGAGGAAGATGAATGACAAATGACGATAGCTATAAGATGATGGATGCAATGCGTAGACATATGGGTCTGAATGTTTACGAGACAGACAAGACTCTAGAGATTGTCTTGACATTCAAAACAACCGACGGTAAAGTGCATCAAATATGCAATAGTTTCAAGGAGAAGAAAAATGATTATCAAAGTAATCAAAGAAAATGAAGATGGTAGTGCGGATGTTCAGTTGGACGACATTAGCCCTGAGATGATGCAACTAATCGTACAAACTGGCTTTATTAAACTTCTTAGTGATGCATTAGAACAAGCTAAGGAAGACAATAAGATTCCAGCACTATTTAAGAAAGCTGAATGATGGATAGTTATGAACAAGTAATGAGCAAACAATATGGCGGTAGTCATTACAAGGGTCATAAGATTCAGCCGTGGGAGATATGGGAAGCCTATGATATGAATGGTTGGGAAGCAAGTGCATTGAAATACTTGCTACGCCATAAGTATAAAGGTGATTCTATAGGAGACTTGATGAAGGCTAAGCACAACATTGAGTATTTAATTGCAAGAGAAGAAAGGAAACAACGTGTACAAAATCAAGCGAGTGAAGGGCAGTCTGCCAAAGTCATTGAAAACATCGTTCAAAAGCTACGACCAAGCGAGATCAGCATTGCGAAAGCACCTGCGGAATCAAGCAGAACTGCGTGGCGGGGAGCATCTGACCATGACGATGATGCGCCTCTTGGGATTTGATGTGACTAAGGTAGCGTAATACTAATAACAAAAAGGGGCTAATTGCCCCTTTTTTATTTACTATATTTATTATCTAGATATGATCGTATCCTACTTATATAACTTCTAGTTTCTTCAGCAGGTGGTTCTTTACCTGCTAACACTGCTTTAGCAGCAGCATTCCCACCATTATACGCTGCAATGGCTGCTATTGGATTTTTATATTGTTTAACTAAGTCAGACATATATCTGCCAGCAGCATCAATACTATCAAATGGGTCAGCCACATCATGTGGATATGCTTTACGTGTTGCATCAATAAATTGCATAACACCCTTAGCACCTTTAGGACTAACTTGTCCTACGTTAGTGCGCTCACCAGCATTCTTCAAAGCAACAATCATACCAGTAGGTAAGTTGTAACGCTTCTCAACATCCATAGCAAACGCATCTAAACGTGGGTCATCATACTTAACTGTAGCCCACTCACTAGGATTCTTAACTAGATCAGCATATTCACTCATTTTATCTCCACCATTTCTCAGTAGTGGATGAACGAGGAGTAGCGTTACTAGTAGCAGGTTTCTTAGTTTGTTTACTCTCATCAATTAGTTTTCCTGTTGCCTCACGTTTAGACGTAGGTGCTGCGGGTGCAGGTTGAACATTAGCTTTTTCTTCAGCAAGTCTCATTGCTTCTTGATTAGCTAATGCGCCAGCAGGTATTGGTGCAGCACCAGTGAAGTCAGTGGTAGGAGAAGGTGCAACAGGTGCATTACTATAGAAACCATTATATGATTGTCTGTTATTAATAATGTTAGCAAACTCATTAGCTACAGCTACAGGGTTTTCTTCTGTAAGCATTACTCTACCAAACACTAAGTTAGATAGCATAGCCTTACTTTGTTTATTAAATTCTTTAACTGCTGCTTCTTCTTTCGCAGCAAGTTGTCTACGTTGTTCACTGAGAGGTACACCATTTCTTAATGCAGACATTTCTTTCTCTGTAAGAGGTGTTTGCATAGCAACAATTTGACCACTAGGTGTTACTCCTAATTTAATCGTTGTACCATGCTTCATCTCTAAGCCATCTCTCAAAGATGACATAGCCATCACATTATTACGTGCAGCTTTACTGACATTATCTTTAATGATCGCTTGGTTCTCTGTTGGCAACAATTTAATTTTATCACCAAGTTTCTTATAGTCATTAGCAAGTATCTGTGAGTTAGCACCTGACTCTACGTTAGTAGACAAAGAAGAACTAATAACATTAGCTTCTAAGGCTGACAACACTTGTCCTTTAGTTGCTTTATCTAGCGCAACATTAGCATTAGATTGGATAACGGAATGAGCAGCTTTAACTTCTTCAGGTTTAATATCAGGAGACACTGCTACAGGTGCAGGGTCTTTACTGGCAGCATCAATAACAGTTGTAACATTACGTAACGCATCAGTACCAGCAGAATTACTAGTAATGCCGTTAGTGTTGTCCAACAATATTTTCTCTTGCTTAACCATAAAGTTATAGAAGTCTTTATTAGTCAACTCAAGATTTTTACGTTGTTCACCACCTGCCCAGTATGCCATAACCAAACTATTATTCTGCATAGCAGCTTGTTGTTGAATAGCAAGGTTAATCAAGTCACGTTGTTCTTTGATACTCTTATCACGATAGTTAGACATGATGGTTGACATAGCAGCTAGACCAACACCCTTATCATCAGCATACATTCTAAGCTGTAAATCAGCAGCACTATTAATGTCTGCTTTTAACTGGTCACGCTTGCTACTAGTAACGTTAGGGTTATTTGCTAAGTATTTATCAATCTCAGTAATGGACGCTATACGTGCTTGTTCAATGTTAGTCTTCATCTGTGCATTGTGCATTTTAATTTGTGTATCAAATGCGGCAGGGTTAACATTAATATTTTCGCCTTTAGCCATCAATGCTAATACGGGCTTATATACATTCTCTAAACTAGACACAGAAGCAGAAGTTACATTGACACCTAAATTACCTTGGAACATAGCAACAAAACTACCACGCAGTTGATCTGCTTCTAAATCACTCTGTGCATGTAAGCCACTGATCTGAGTAGTAACAGCATCTACACCTGTCTTCATAGCAATGTTCTGGTTGAATGCTCTAATTCTGCTGTCGTACTCTGGCCTGTTTGATTTATACAAATTGAACAATTCTTCTTGACTACCAAATGTACCTGCTTTAGATGCTGCTTCAATATCCTTAAGCACTATCTTCATTGGGTCAAATTCAGTGTCTTTCTTTTCTTTAGTGAAACGTTCTTTAACATACTGCATCTCAGCCCATCTATCAGCATAAGGCAAGCCAGTAATAGAACCAACTTTTTCACGGATACTATCAGCAAGTCCGGGATATTTAGCAATTGCTTTACGTGTCAAAGCACTTACACGTGTAACATATTCTTCATTAGACATACCACCCATAGCAGCATCACGTAAACGTTTAATCTCTTGGTCATATGTACCTACAATTGCAAGTTTCTGTTCACCAAAATTACGTTGTGCATCAGCTTGTGATGCAGGAAGTCTATCAGTAGTACTGAAAGGCGCACCAGCAGCCTTCTCACGTTCTGCCATAATTGTAGGTAAATCTTGTGCAGCTTTCTCTGCTTGCATTCCCCTCTCTAAAAACTCAGAGGTAGTCTGTTCAGCACTAGCTAATGTTTTACCTACATCATACGCAACATATTGTTCTGCTATTACACCAGCAGCTTTTAACAACGTACTAGTAGCATTAGCAGCCATCCTAGCACCCTCTGCTCTAGCTTCAACACCTTTGGCTAACGTGCCTACATTAGCTTGTGCAGGTTCTATGCTTTGTGTTATATCTTTTCCGTATAATGCCATGTTATTGTCCTTGCGTCGTTAGATCAGTAATTTGAAACTGTTTAACCATTTGTTCAACCACCATTTTTTCATACTGAGTAAATGCTTCAACTTTGTATGCTTCCTTCATAAGGAGTTTTAAATCCTCACCAGTATAAGCATTTAAGTATGCTTGCACTACAGCAGCATGTACTTTATGAGATTCTGTGTCGTTGTTACGTAATGCAGTTATAGCAAGCATTGCATGTCTACTAACATCTTTAGCCGCAGCTTTTAGTTCATCACCATGTGCTTTTCTACTTGAGAACATAATTGACAAATCTTCTTGAGCAGCAGGAGGAATACCAAAACCAATGAGCCATGCTTCTGTATCTGTAACACGATACATTGCTCTACCACTACCACTCATCACTTGATTATAGTTAGCCATAGCTATACGTGCTTTAGTGACATTATTAATTGCAGAGAAACTAGTTCTACCTATTTCAGTTAATGCAATCTGTAACGTGCTCATAGACATTGGTGCTTTAACTACAATGCCTATAGCGTCACCAAATCCACCTAGAATACGTAAGCCAGCAAAACCTGATGGGCCAGCTAATATATCTAAGAAGTTCTTTTGTGGGTCTAACAAACCTTTAACCAAATCCTCATAGTAACGGAATGTGTTAAATCTACTACCTAAAGCAAGCTTAGCTTCACCATCAGTAATAGCTGCAATCATCCCTGACACAACACCTTGTTGTACAGTTAGGCGTTCTGTTTCTGTCATGTTTTCAGGAAGCATGTCAGTCAACATATCACGGAAAGGCCATAAGAATGCACCTGCTGTACCCATAACAGCAGTGTGTGTTACTAGTAACTGTAGTGCTTCTTTACGTGTAAACACACGACTATTACCAAGCAAACTTTGGATAACGTTCATCATAAGTTTAACTTGATACTGCACAAACTGTGCAGGAATAGATTTCCATCCTTGCTGCCATGATGCTACGTTAGCCTTAGTCATATTCTGTGTCAAATCATCTTGACGCTTCATAATTTCAGTTAACGCATCATCTGTCCACCAAGCTACCCCGGGATTAGCTGCTTTAAATTCTCTACGTGCAATGTCATAACTTACAATGCGACTCAACCCTTCACCAGCATTAAATGGAGAAGCAGAGATGTTTCCTAACTTACGTGTAAGTCCGTTAAACAAACCAAACTTACCTGTCTCAGCACCATACAAACTAGTGCTATTAATACCATCCAACAAACCTGAGCGACGAATAGATCGTACTACTTCTACGAATTCATCTGCATCCATTCCTAAACCTAAGTTGCTAATTTTATTAACATTAGCAAATGTTCTCCAAACAGACTCTTGGTCACTCATCAATGCCATAGCATACATGCTAGAAGACTTAGCCGATGCTAAGCCATGCAAAGGAGAAATAGCCACCGCATTAAATGCATTCATACCTTGCATAAAGAACTGCACAGGATTGAAAGCAAAGAAGCTATGGAAAGCAATTGTACGTGCCCATTGTGGATAATCTTTGGTAGCACGTAGTGCCATACCAACCTTAGCCATTGCTTTATTGTTACTAGTAGCACCTTCAATGGACTCACTCACAACACGCATGAATCCTAAGAATTCTTTTTCTTCTTTAGTAGGAATATTCATTTGTGCCATAATGTAGTCTTGTACACGTTGAGCAAACACTAAACGTTTACTTTGACCAATGTAAGCACCCTTATTATTTAACATGTATCTGAAAGCATCTTCAGGAGACATGCTACGAACATTGACGGGCAAGTCATCTACAAATGTATTAAACCAACGTTGTATGTGGGACTCTCTCCACTCAGTGATGGATGCAACATATGCAGTGTTTCCAATCTCAGCAGCTACGCTATCTAATGGACTAACAGTGTTAACTGCACTCTCACCATGCACAGATAATACTTTGTCTCCACGTTTACTGGTAAAGTTACTAGACAAACCAATTGACTCACCAATGTAGTCATCATCTGTTCTATTGTAACGGAGTTCAATTTTATAATTATCACCAAGTTTACCACTGTTAAACATCTCTAACAGTTCTTCAGGTTTCCAACCATAAGGCTGCATCAATCTAGCAGCATCTTGTAGTGTTAACTTACCTTGTTTAAATAGAGATGATGCTTCATTAAAAGATTTAATGTATGTGTTAGCATCACTGGCAGTTGCAGCAGTGCGGTGAGTATGTGTGATGGTCTTCATTGCACCATCTATCTCATAATCAGAAACAATCTTTACAAAATACTCATCACTGTACAAACGTCTGTATTCACCAGCACGATAAGGAATAGCTTGGTCAATCTTGTTAATGTTAAAGTTACCATCTTTGAATGCAAACGTTTGACGATGTTTACCATCAATAAGTACAGGGTCAGTTGATTCAAAGAAACGTAATCCTTTTAGTTTGGCTTCTTCAATAAACTTCTCACTAACTCTAGTGGCTACACCTTCATCACCAACATACACTGTCTTGCCTATTGTTGGTGCTACTTCTTTAACAAACATATCGAAGCCACCATCATCTAGTTTCATAGCACTAGACAACTTAACATAACCTCTACGAGTTAAACTCTTAGCTGCAACATCATTACGCATCTGATGCATTACATCACGCAGTGCTCTAACTTTGTAATAGGCTATACGAGCATTACTAGTAGCACCCATACCTGAAAGTTCTACGTCGTTAAATACTTTACCTTCTTTATCGCCTAACACCAGTGCGTCATTCAACATGACCATCTCAGCACGAGATAGTTTCTCAACTGATGGACGAACAAAGTTAGTCAACAACTTGACATATCGACTTTGTTGATTGATACCAGTTACACGTTGTTCATACAATTCTTTAGATGTTGACAAAGCCCAATCACCTAGTGCAAATCTGCTCACACTGTTAATATCTTCATCAGAATACTTACCGATGATAGAGTAATCTAACTTTCTATTAACAGGTTGTTCCAACAACCAACCTGTTTTAAGTCCTGTTTCAGCAGCACTAATAGCATTGATTTCTTCATTGACTGCTTGTAAGTCTTTCTGAATGGCTTCTAAAGAACGACCCATTGACTTAGTTTCACTAGCCAACATTGACAAACTAGCTTTAGTATCTGGCACTGCTTTTTGAATCTGCTTAACATGCGTATTAAGCATCTTAGCAATGTTCTTCTCAGCAGTTAATACATTAACACCTTCTATACCCTTTGACATTAATAGGTCTTGAAGTGCTGTAGCAATTTGTTTAAAACTATTTACAAGTTTAGTAAAGTACTCACCTAAAATAGTGGTAGGTACTTTGTCTGTAAATGCCCATTTAGTAAATTGTTCAGCAAAGAATTCTGAGTAGCTTGTAAGCCACTTATGCATGTATTCTTCTGCTTGATCATAAGCTTGCTTATCACCACCCAACCAATTATCAATCCATTTTGAAGCTTGTTCAGCATTAGTAGTTGATCGGTATTCCATAAGTGCATCTAATGGAAGTGCATCCATCTTCTTATTAATGCCGTGACCACGCCACTTCACACCCTTAGCATCTAGCCAAGCATTGAAAGCATTGTTAATAGATTGAAAATGTTTAGTAGCAAAGTGTGCTTCAAATGCATGCCCAAACTCATGTACATATGTTTCCATAAAGTTAACATAGTTGGTAGCACGTTGCATAACAATGACACTGGTTTTACCATAATCAAAGTGAACAGCATTAGCACCCAAATGTTTTTTCACCATGTATTTGTAAAGATTTTGGTGCAGTGCATTGTTACTAGTACGCATTGATTCCATGTTCAATACAACAATAGACCTATCTTCCATACCTAATGCTTTTTGCATACGAGTAGTAAACTGCATAATGTCATTAACAACATTGTACGCAAGAATCATACCTGTCTTGCTTGCACCATTTTGTATGTGTACATTACCCACCACAGTCATGTTGTCTATGTCAGCAAGCTGTGCTTCTACAACATTACCAAATTGAGAAATGGATGGTTTACCTTCAGGTACTTGAGTTGCAACCATAATTGCATTATTCTCATCCCTAGCTAAATCACCATTAACTTTAATGTAGTCTCTTACTTTAGCTGCATGGGCAGTAATTTGCTTGTCATCCCAACCAGTAGCTTTAACCAACCATGCTTTAATTTCTTTGTCAGACTTACTAGTGGCAGTCTTGCTACCTATCTGATAAGCAGCCTTATCTATGTCATCTTCAAAGACAAGTTCATCAGTCTTATAACGGGGTTTAGAGGTCACCAAACTCTTAGGAGGTACATCCCTATCCACCTTACTAGTAACAGGGCTTACAGGGCCTTTGGTGACTTCCTTGAGGGCTGTAGTAGCTTCCTCTGCTGCCTTTAACAATTCGGCTTCTAACTCTTGTTTACGTTTAGCTAAATCAACCTTGACACTTTGTTCTACAAGGAAACCTGTATTGGTAGTATCAGGAACAACCTTCATACCAAGCTTGCCATCAGCATCAAATGTTTTTAAAGCTGTCTCAGCAGCTTCTTTAGTAAGATAGGCAGTGGCATTCTCAGGTTTTAAATAAACCTTACCAGTAATAAGTGTGCCATCATCAGACAAAGTGAATGGGTCTACTGAGTGAATACGTGGATTATTAGCAGAAGAATAAATAGACTTTAATTCTGCAAGTTGTACAGCAGCTTCTTCTGCACGAATTCCTTTAGCAGCAATTGTATTCTGCAACTCATCAATAAGTTTTTGTACAGGTTCACGAATAATCTTTTGTAAATCGTGTGCTGATGTAGTGATAGAATCAGGCAACACTTTAACAGCATTCATGCTGACAAGTTTAGTTAAATCTAATGCTGTATTAATACCAGTAAGTTCTCCAGCAACTACACCTACAGCTTGTAAACGCTGTTTATTAGCTACGTTAGTTAATATCTTAGTTGCTTCAGCAGTTACAATGTTGCTCTTAGCACCTGCTGCTGCCATTGTGCGTTCAACATTCATAACCTTATTGGCATTCTTAAATAGTCCAACACTCTTAAAGCCAGCACCAAGCAGTCCTACAAGAGAACCTACAACACCTGCTCTATCAAGCCAATCAGACCATCCACCCCATGTCTTGTCTTCACCTGATGCAACTTCTTGAACAACACCAGCAGCTTGCCAATTTGAAATCAACATGCCATCTTGTAAGTCACGATGCAAACCAGTTAACCAAGCACTCTTTTGGTCTTCAGGTAAACTTTGAAATACAGCTTGTAGATATGTAATGGTTTGACTACGACCAGTAGTGCGTGATATTGCATCTGCGGGAACACCATACTTAACTGCAACTCTATCAATAGCTGCACCTTGTTCAGCAGCAAATGGAGTTAGTTCATAACCAATACCTTTGACAATGTTCCAAATACTAGTACCATCTTTAATTGATTTTTCTAGTGATGCTTGTGCTGCAACTTGAGTAGTAAGTTTATCTGTACTAGTTCTAATTTCTTCTTTTGTATTGTTAAACAACACAGCAGGGTTTTTAATTGCACTTGTTTCAATAGCTGTTTCAGTAAGTTCACGCATCTTAGCACGAACAATATCTGCATTCTGTGCAGACTGTGCGCCATATAATGTATTACGTGCTTTGAGTGTATCTAGTGCTTCCTGAACTACAGTTACTTGACCATTAGTAGCAGCATTAATAGCTGTCATACGATCTATCTCATTATTTTCAGGAACAGTTTTACGCCAACTTTGATCTACTAGTTGGTCATAATTAACTTTATCAGGAATGTTAGGGTCGCCTGTAGCTAATACTGAAACACCTTTTAAAATGGAATAATCTTCCATCCCATTTATTTGTGCAGGTTTTGTATCCTCTGCCGTGTATAGAGGAGGTGTTACAGTAGTTTTCTCATCAGTCGAATACAGGTTCATAATTAACCTTGGATAGTTTTAATGCCACCAACTGCTTGAAATACAGTACCACCTAATCCTGCTATAGCACCATATTGACTTGCACGTGAACCAGCAATAGATGCTTCACCCATTGCTGTAGAATAATTTAATGCTGCTGTTCCAATAGCTGTATTAGCAGCAGCTATTTCAGACATATACCCTAAATTACTACCCAATTGACTACCAATACTAGCCATACCACCAGCCATTGCACTACTACCAACACCACCTGCTTGAGCACCAATGTTTTGCATAGTACTTTGTGCTATACGTGCGCCTCTAATTTGTTGTCTTACAGAACGAAGATTTTGAATTTCTGCTTTCTTTGTTTCTGCTGCATATTGTTGTTGTGATGCTTGTTGAGCACGTTCAGTTGCTTTTTGTCCTTCTTTTTGTGCTTCAATACTTTTATAAGTTCCTACTGCATACGTTGTTATTGCTGCCGCTGCTGTAAACGCCATGTTATTCTCCTATATACTTTCCATAAATCAATTCGTACAACTGATAATTAAGTTTTTCAAGTGGTTTAATTATCATTGGTACGTATGGTTTTGCATGATGTACAATAACACTTGCACCATTGTCTTTAGCAAGTTGTTCTGTTGCTACTAGTAATCTAGCGCCAATCGTAGAGTGTCTATAGTCTGGATGTACATACACAACATCTACATTAGCATATTTATGATCTTGATAATGAATATGACTTGACATTAATATAATACTATATCCTACAATAACATCATCTTTATATACAACAATGTTGTACAAAGAGTCTGTTTGTTGCAAAGATACATATTTATTTACATCAGGTTTTAAATAAATTTTATCTTTATTTAATGCCAATTCACTCCAATGCATATACAAAATGTCTTTGGCTTGTTCTAAGAACACAGCCATATCAACATTGTATTCATACTTATACATTTTGATTACCCAAGAATGTTGTTGTCCAACCAACCATCTGCATATCTTTACCTGTTACACTTGAGAACTTAAGTTGTAAAGCTTTACCTCTACCTCTTACTTTATTCTTGTTAATGACTAGTGGATAACCATCATCAAATGTAGTTAGTGGTTCAGCAAAGTAAGGTCTAAGTTGTCTATATATTTCTACTTCAGCTTGCCACTTACCAGCATAACTATTGTCTGTAAAGTCCCATCTAGTTTGCATCATACAACCACTAGGATTAACTGGATTAGTATTAGCATCAAACGTAGTCTCTGTGCGCTTCATAAACGTAGTGATGTATTGAGCACTTTTAGCACGTGCAGGGCCTACAGTTCCCATGTCATAACCAGTAATAAAATACGCTGTCTGTTCTACACCAGCAGAGTTATAACTATACCAATCTTTAAACTTAGTTGTAGTTGTACGTTGATTCTCTAAATCAGCAAACGTAAATGAATAGTTGTTACTAGTAACAGGATGCAACACTAAGAACTTGAACTGTTGTACAGTTCCGTTAACTACAGACAAAGTGGCAACAACACTATCCGTACTTACAAGTACACTATCTGCGCCTACAAGCACATCATATGTATTACTACTTAATGTTGTTTCTTTAGTAATCTCTAATGACACAGGTACTACACCTAATGATGTATCAAAATCAAACCAATACCAACTACCAAGTTTAATGTCTAGTGCCAATACAGAAGTTTTATTATAACGACCACTACTAGTAGAACCAGCATCTACTTTAGAATAGAGCCAATAAACAAGTTTATTACTAACGTTATAACTACCTTCAGCATACACTTTATTCAACACAGGTATGTTTTGATAGAATGTTTTAATGTTCTTGTCACTAATATTTTGTGAACTAAACTCAGCAGCACTGTTGCCGGGGGCAATGGTATAGATACCTGTATTACTCCAATAGAGCAAACTATCTTCAACTGCTACAATAGACTTGGCTGATGTACAGCCCACATTACTAATACGAGTTACTGAGTAATTAGACGCAGTGAATGCAGTATCAATACCACTGATAAACCACACACCATTACTTGCTAACACTGTAATACCACGACCAAGTGGTTGCAAGCCTATAATTTCACCTGCTTCAGGAATCTGAATTACACCACCATCACTATCTAACAAATCACTAAACACTTCTGATGTAGGGTCATTCTGTTGGTAGCATTTGCCAACGTTAGCAATTACATCAAGCACTTGACTAAAATACACAGTGCCTAGTTCTTTAGCACTACCTACACCAGCATACCATGCACGACCAGCAAAGAAGGCACATACCTTAGGTCTATATGCAGTGGATGTAATGATGCCGCTTCTATCCTTATAGAAAGCATTTAATATGGTACGACCCTTAGGTGCAGGTGATGTACCAAAGTCTTGTTTGTTTAATAGTGCAGCATCAAAGTCGTCTGTTGTATTTTTACCTGAAATCCAGTTCTTACTGTTAGCAGGAAGTTTATTAGCATTAGCTGCTTTATATGTAGCAATTAATGTATCTGTCCAACCTTGATTATATAAATTATATTTAGCTTGTGTAAGGAATGACGCAGTAGTCCATTCAGCTTCTGTCTTCTCAGCATCAACAGCAAAAGGACTTTCAAAGCCCTCAAAGTCACGCACATTAATTGTAATTGTAGATACAGTAATTGTATCAATAGCTGTATTATATTCAACCAATATAGGATTAGTACTAGAGGTAGTTACAATGAGTCTACCATAAGTGGATGCAAAACTAGCCACATCTGTACCATCGGTAGCAGTAGTGCCTGTGGCTTTATAAGAACGTAAATCAATTGTAAATGACTTTCTAGTTGAACTAACGCTTCCTGATAAGGAATCATAGAACGACAGAATGTAGCCAGTTTGCACCACAAAGAAATTCAAATTACCATTACCCCCAACAGTAGACCAATTACCTACAGTAAATGCCCATAGATTCTTTTGGTCAGCAGTAATGGCACTAGCGTAGAGTTGATAAAGACTTTCATAGTCAATACCATTTCTACGCTGTAATACACCATCTATATTTGGATAGACATTAACACCATCTTTCCAACTATTCTCAGGCGTGATGAAGTAGCCCCCTTCTGTGTTGAGGCCACCTACAAAAGTAAAACTGCCCTTAACACTAGGTGCTACCATATTATACTAATCCCTCAATAGGAATATTTCTACGTTGTGCAATTGCAATGATGCGATCACGACGAGTGAACAAGCCTTTCAACTCATCAGGTACTGGGCCTGACAAAGAATAACGCACACTGTACAGTCCACTAGGTGTAGCTTCAATAACAAGTTTATTGATTTCACCAGACAACTCACGCATCTCTTTACGTTCTTTAGCTATCTGTTTTTGCTTAGCAGCTTTCTCCATTACTTTGTCAAATGCTTCACTCATTTCATTGTACCTTTCCACTTGTGACCATTTACATCTTTAATTTCTTTAGAATGCTGATATGCACGTTGTTCAATTTCAACAGCTTTATCTAGAAACATATTACGAGCATCTTGTGGAATAGACTTGTCATTAGCCATCTCACGATATTTCTCAGGTGTCAATTCTTTTTTAGTTGCCATTACCTTCTCCCATAATTAACTTTACCATTGTATTTAGCTTCGCCATTCTCATTACGCCAAGCTTCATTACGCATTATATTCCTACCACGTTGTGCTCTACGTTCTTCTCTACCATTTGCTTGTTGTTTCAAGTTAACAAATGCTTGAGCTTTGGCTTCTGCTAAAAGGGTAGGAAAGAACTTCTCAGGGAGGTTAGGAATGAAGGTGTCTACATGAGTCCAACTAGCTTGTACAACAGCGTATACACTTGTTTTAGCCCCTACAAGGGTGCTTTCTACAGTGGAGTCATACCCATCAAATGTAATGTACTTATCATCATAGCTTGTCCAATATTGTGGGTCTGCATTAATTACATAACCATTGGCATCAATGACGTTTGCTTGAGCAACTCTATTATCTATTAAGTCTTTAAATTCATCAGGAGGAACATAGTCTACAGTTTTCTTATTATATTTAATCCATTTAACTTTATTCCACGTATCACTCATCACCATCTTGGTAGGATTACTAGTATCACCTAAACCAGTGAGTTGTACAAGTTGAAACAAAAAAGGCCAGTCTCGCTGGCTAATAATTTCAAAGAAAGCTTCTTTAATTAAATCTGATACCTGTACTGATTCTACTGTCTCATCAATAGAACTCACAGGGTCACTGTCCATTGCAGAAAGAATATTCTGCGTCATATCTAATAGCGTTAATTTCGCCATATTATGCTCCTGCGAAAATAGCGTCTAACTGCATAGCATATAGACGTATATTACCACTTCCACCATTATTTAAAATATATAGTTCTACATAATCACCAGTAGCCATACTTACTGTGTGTACGCCAGACATGTTATGTTTTTGTCCTGTACTTGTAGTTGCAATAGAGTGACCATTAGACACACTACCATTTTTATACACAGCTACAATCAAATCTCTATCTGCACCAGATGTTTGATCTAATGATACAGAATAACTAATAGAAACAGGTACAGTGTCTGCACCAGTATATGTTAGACGTGCAGTTGTTGATTCAGTAAAGTTAGAAGGAACACCACCTGCTGTAGTTGTAGGAGCAAGTTTAGTAAATGCAGATGGATAAGTAAGAGTGTATGGAGAGGCTAGATTGTAAAAGTGTACTTGTCCATGTGGTGTACCTGTAAGTACAAAGTTACCGCTACCATCAACAGTAACTGTATCACCAGCTTGACCATTACTAGTAACGCCAGAAAATTGTGGAGGACTAATCTTTTGCCATGTTCCACTACCTGTGCCATTAGAAACATAAACCTTATTAACTGTAGCCGCAGCTACACCTTTAGGTTCATGGATGTTAGGGTCAGTGATAGCAGAATGTTGTACTGTTGCCATTATTTCTCCAAAAGAAAAGGAGGGAGCATTGCACTCCCCCCTTCACATTACACGTATTCTACGTAAATTGTAGCTGTACCAGCAGTGTAAGTACCACTGATAGTGATGTACAAGTCAGTAGCGGCAGCATATGCTTTAGGAGGCAATTGACCTTCTGTAGCAGTGTATGCGTAAGCACCTTGAGCTTGAATAGCAGCATTAGCTGTCAAGTTAGCAGTAGCACCTTGAGTGGCTGTAATCCAGCCAGCAGGTGTAGTTGCATCACCGAATGCCAATGAAGTGCCGCCAACCCAAGCAGTACCAACCTTCATATATACGTTTTTAACAATAGAGCCAGCAGGAAGACTGACTTTAGCACCACTTGCACCAGAGGTGCTTTGATAAGTGATGTTCAACTGAGCACTTTTGTCGTTGCCATCAACTTCGTTGACACCAGCGTCATTGCGCTCAGGGAAGTTATTACCAAAACCGACAATCAAACCATCGGCATTAGTCCATGTATTAGCACGAGTCATTTTATAATCCTTTCAATGTTAGATGGTGTTCTTGGTGATAACAGAAACCAAACACTCAGGACGATAGAGCTTCAGACCAAAACGTGCATTCATAACATATTCGTCACGACGCAAGTCTTTATTACGCTCATACTCAACACGAGGCATTTGGCGATATGCACCAACAAACGGAGTCAAATCACCACCAACAGACATGAACAAGTTCACAGTTGGAGTTGCAGGAACAGTGACACCACCCAAAGTAGATGATGCAGCTTCTGTAGCAGCAGGGAGGAAGTTAGACACGTAAACATCGAAACCAAAGATGTTACGAATGAAACGCATACCTGTCACTTCGTTAACAAAACCACCTTGAACAATACCTTCAAATGCAGGGTTGTTAGTGAAAGCCTGAGCACCTACGAGAGTGTTAAACACATACTCTTGCGATGGGTCGATAATAGCAACACGAGCACCACCAGCTTGTGCTTTGTCCAAAGCATATTTAGCTTTAGCAAAGTCAGCAAGTGCCAACACAGTGTTAGTATTACCTGAAGCCACAAAGCGGTGGTCAGCACCATTGATGGAGTTTACGTTACCAGATGTTTGTTGGTTAGCCAAAGAGAAAACAGAAGATTCCAAGTTTTCATCCAAAGCACGACGCATCTTGGTAGGGAACATACCAATCAATTGTTGAGCGTAGTAGCTGTCCTGCTTAGCCTTATCAGTGATGTAAGTAGCAGATTCAACATAACGATCAATTGTGAAAGTGAACTCACCAGTATCCATTGCGTCATACACAACAGGACTGAGTTCAGAAGTCTCACGCATTGGCAACTCGCCAACAGAGGGGATGGTAAATTGGTTACCATCAGGGAAACCATTGAGCATACGAACATATTTCGTACCCATCAATTGTTCTTGCAGCACATCTTTCAATTCGGCAGACCAGAGTTCTGTACGAACTAAGTGGTCATTAACCTTTGCATAATCTACACCAGCCATTTAATTCTCCTTATTGCCCAAAATATAGGGACGGGTTTTTAGTAACAGTTTGTTGTAACTTATACTGGAAATCTTGTGACCAATACAGAGAAGGATTCTCTTTACGAATCTTTGCGGCCCATTGTTTTGTGCCCTCAATATTAGTTCTATCACCACCAGTAGAAGGTACTGAAGTTGTATTCATAGAACCAGTATCCATAGCGTTAGAGTTATTTGGAACTACTCCAACAAATAAAGATACGAACTCTTGCGGGTCAGTAGCTGCCAATTCCATTAAGATACGTCCTTTAGCTTGTGTTGATGCACGTTGCCTAAAGACTTCTTCTGCTTTCTCACCAAACTTTTCTTTCATCAGTTTGTCAGCCAACATCAGATTATCTTGTTTTACTTTAGCTGCCTCTCGACCTACTAACGTCTTCTCTACAAGCTGTTGCACATCTTCAGGGGTATAACCCTGAGCAGGAGGATTGTCGTTCTCTGGTGCATTGCTATGTTTCGACATACGTTCCAAAACATCATCAATGGTTTTAGCTGCCATAGTTTGCTCACGTAGTTTACGATTTTCCTCTTTCAAGGTTTCAATAAACTGGTCAGCATTTGTGTAAGCTTTAGCCAATTCTTCTGGTGTTTTGTATTTTTGCGTTTCACCAACAAGTGCGGTAAAAAGCTGTCCCTCAGTTGTCGCTGCGGGTGTATTGGTGTTCTGGTTGTCTTCAGAGCCACCGAAAATTGTTGCATTGGTCATGCGGAATATCTCCTAAAAAGTTGACTGCCTTAGTGTCATGTTTTTGAAAAACGTTACCCTTTGGCAGAATCAGGTAACAAAGATAGTACAAAATCAATCATTTTTGTCTGTCCCATCTGATAACTAAGCTTAGCATAGTGATTAGGACAGTCAAAGTCATCTTTCTTTACATTGTTAATATCTTCAGACATAGCAGTTAATGTCTTATATAAAGCTTCAAATACATAACTACTATTATTCCAAGCTTTAATAAATTCTTCATTAGTACTATCTATAGGTTTATTATTAAGTAATAGTTTATTCATTATATTACATTCCTTGTCCCATGTCAACTGGTGCGCCCATTGGGTCTACAGCAGCTTCAGTTTGTACGTCTTCAGAAGCTTGGTTCATCAATCGTTGTGTCTCTGCTGCTTCAAACACAGAAGCATTATCCTGTACAATCTTGTAGTTCTGCCATCCCAAGTTCTCCTCTAGAGCCTTAGCAATAGCCTTGCCTGACATGTGTGCAGCCACACCGGGAATACTTTGTACAGCAGCAATGGTTTGTGTCAACTCTTGTACAAACCTAGCTTGGTCAGCAAAGTGACGTGCTCCAACAGGATAAATCTTACCTTCTGCCATCAAGTCTGCTTTAGTAATTTCTACGAAACTTTCTGTGTTATACTGCTCATCAATGGCACGAATACGTTCTACACCTTCAAAGTTACGAATAGCCTCAGCCAACATACCATTCAACAGAGGTTCTAGAATGTTACGTTCAAACCAACTAACCTTGCTTTGGAAGATACGACCAGCAGCATTCTCCAAGGTTTGCACTTCATACTTGGTCTTTTCACCGGGAGTACGGATACCCATAGCTTGCTTAGGAGCACCTGCCAGTTCCTCCATACGACCCATCAGTTCAGCGATCTGCATATCTGCTTGCAATGCTGTAGCATCAGGACGAAGGAAGTCTACTTTACCCTCATCTCCAACAAAGATTGTAGCACCGGGTTCGTATTCAAATTCCTCCACAGTGTTGCCATAGATCACCATGACAGGATAAGCAATAAGGTCAAATACGTCTGCCTTCAAGTTCTCCAAATGGTCAATACGATATTGCATACCTACTAACTGGTCTAATGGGCCTTGTGCCCACAAGTTATCTGTACGCAATCTCCAACCACAATGATGCATAGGTTTGTTGCCTGTCCACAACGGATTAGGTTGTTTACGTAAAATCCATTTACGATCAATTACTGTAATGAGTTGGTTACGTAGCAATGTCTTGGTGTCTGGGTCATAAATATCACCCCAGAATTCCAATAACTCAACCATGTCACTTTCTAAATATTCATCAGCACTACCAAAACCATCAATAGCCATATTAACTTCTTTCTTAAACTCAGGGTCATCCCTATAGTTTTGACGGAAAGAAATAGCCTTATCTACAACTGCTTTGCTGTAGTTAAGATTGGGTTTTGTTTCTAGGTCTGTCATCAAATCGCCAATTGATTTTAGCATTCTCCGTACCACAGGAGTCTTACTAAAATCTTCAGCTAATGGATTAAATACAATATCATTAGGATTAATACGATAGGCTTTAGGGCCAATATATCTATTAACTACATTACCTTCTTTATCACTAATAATATCTCGTACATAATCATAAGTAACAATTACATTACCAAAATCAATATAGTCATATACAAGTTGTGATACCAACAATTGAAAGTTAGATGCTTTTAGTTTCTGTTTAAGATAGTTTACAATGGCCTGTCTCTTAGCTGCCAAGTCTTTATTCTTATCAGTTGCCTCAAAGAAAAACCAATTCTCAGATGGAAATAATGCAGCCATGTAATTAGCATGTAGATTATCTCTAATCTGAGTCAACTTAGGTGTTACAGTGGAGTTCTTCCAAGGCAACTTACTATTAGATGTTTTACGTGTATCAGTTGCAAAGATATAATTACGTAACTCTTGTTGGTCAGATTTCCATACGCTACGGGCAGTATCCCACCTTGTCCACATGTCAGCAATCTTATTAGCTAAGCTGTCATCATTATAACTTACTTGTATATTCTCGTTCATTTATTATATCCTTTAATAAGAAACGCCACCATATTTTGAATTAAAAGCGACTACATTAGTGCGCTTTCCCCATGTCCGATTAGACATAGGTGCTTTACAAATTTCAATGCAAGAAGCTAATGCATCCTTAATATCATCATGCTCAGGATTATTCATCATTAGTTCTTCTTCTAGTGTTTGACAATTACCACCTTTATAATGCCATATCTGGTTATTATTATAACGTGGTTCTAAGATTGTAGCAATGCGCTCTGCTTTACGCATATTCTTAGGAGGATTATATTCGTCAATTGTAAATACAATATTTTGACTACGCATATAATCTTTAAACTGTCCAACAATAAGACGCTGTGCAGCTACTACTTCACAACGCATTTTCTTAAACTTCCATTTACGATATATAAGTTCTGCCTTATCATACATAACAGATATTTTATTAGTTTTAAATCTGTCAATATCTAAGACATAAAAATTATTATCTTCATCTACTCCAACCACCATAATAACAGTGTAGTCAGAGTTTGTGCCAATAGAATAAGCAAAATCCATAGCAGCATAAATGTGTAAAAGTTTGTCTCCAAAATACCACGCTCCACTAAAGTTTTCAATCTTATCACGTTCATAATAGTTAAATCTACTACGATCAATAAGTTGTGTTTCTACAGCATTAGGATTGTTATAATATTGAGCATAAAACTGTGTTACATCTAAGTATTTAGCCTTCTTACGTGCAAGTTCTTTTGCATCAAAGCCAAATGTTTTACCATCTGCCCTACGTTGTTTAGGCCAAAGGAACTCACCACCTGTCTCTACTACACGCTCAAATACTTCATACACTTCATTCTCAATCTCTGTTTCATCGTCATCAGACATGTACACTTCAGTCATTTCCATCATGTCTTTATACAAGTCTCCGGGATGGTAGCGAGTACCTACAGCCCACTCTTTAGCACCTGTAGATTCAATTGAAGATAGTTGTGAGTAGAATGCTCTAACCTGATCTCTACCAAGCTGTGTATAGGCATTATCAGGCACTACAACGTCATCTAGCACAGCTACATTACAATGTAACCCTGTGACGTTAGCTGTAATACCTGCTGCCTTAATTGTAGCATCACGAACACCTTCTGCTTTACGCTTAGGATGATCTACAGAAATTTCATCCATAGACCAACGCTCTCGTTTACCTTCCATATCATTGACCATCTCAGGCCAATAGAATCTATATATGTCTGATAAGAATATATCTTTGACAGCTTTAAGTTGTTTCTCAGCTAAGTTAGCTGTAGCTGAAACATACAGAATAGTTGTCTCAGGATGCTTAGTAACCCACCAAGCAACCCTATAAGCAATCATTGCACTCTTTTGATGGTCACGTGGCAACAGGACAAGTTGATTGTCCTTAGCGTCTTCTCTGCTCCACCATGAGCATAATTCCTCATGCACTGCACCCAACATACGATGAGGTGCAATAAGTTTAATGAACGTCAGAAGGTCAGCTTCTGCTGCCTGTTTAACCAGTTCTTTTTCAGTCACCACTTAACCTTATCTGCCCAATATGCAGCACTCATCTTACCTTTGGCAATGTTGCTTGCATGTCGAGCTTTAAAACTTTCTCTACGTTTACGATAGGATTCAGACTCACCTTCTTTTTTAGGACTGCCTGATACACCTTGTTGACCAAATCGAATAAGCTTTTCTTTATCACCTACTTTAGCTAATACAGCATGGCTTTTAGTAGGATGACTTGGTGTGCGTTTAGGTTTGTTATATCCAGAAAATGTTTCTGAACCCTTCTTAATCATACATCATCTCCAATTTGTTCTGGCTTACATTGATAACTAACTGTTAAGTTAGGTCGTTCATTCATCATGTATAGTTCTAATGCTTTGTAATAGGCAACTTGCATACATGCTTCGTATGTCTCGTGTTTACTACGGGGTTTGTCCACAATAGGTGATATACACTCAGTCAATGTCAAGCATAATGCAAATTCAATTACAAACATAATGTGCCTTTACTAACGATGTCTAGCTGTTTTCTTAGCTATATTTTTAGGTTGTGCAACAAATTGTTTACCTTGAGCATTACCTTTAGCTTTAGCTCTATTTGTTGCTGCTTTTTCTGCTGGAGACAATGCCTTCCAAGCGGAATCTGGTAAATAACGTTTCTTACCTTTAGATGGTTTGCCATCTGAGGTACGCCATTTCTGAGCAGTCCAATCTTTAAGTGATTGTTGTGGGTTCTTCATTTTTTATATCCACCACCTTTAGCTTTATATTCTCTAGCTAAAAGTTGTGCCTTACGAGCACTCCATTCACCGGGGTCGCCACCCTTGCTACCTGCTTTAATACGCTCAAACAACGCTTTACGCATTGTAGGTTTGGTGTACACACCAGCAGCATTAACTTTAGATTTAGTAGCTTTCTTCACTTCATCTTCCCTGTTTTAGTGCGTGAAAAACTTCTATTGTTACTCTTACTAGTAACACGCAAATTACTACGCTTGTTGCCACCACCTTTACTAAGCGGTTTCTTATGGTCTACATCCTTACCATCACCCTTGCTAACTTTACCTTCTTCCATAAGTTTACGTCTAGCACCATTACGTTTAGCCCTATCTTTAACAACAGATGGTTTACCATCATAGGCTTGTTGTTTTTTATAGTCTCTTTTACCATTCGTCATATAAGGCATTATTTCTTTCCTCCTACAACAATACCAAGTCTAGCCATATCACCTGCTATACGGCCTGTAGAGGGTGCTACAACCTCTTTAACCTCTTTAGGGCGGCCTACAGGCTTCTTAACACCACCATCTACATAACCCTTCTCAGCAAGCCATTTAGCGGCTGCTGTACCACCGGGAAGACGTGCATGTTGTTTCATTTGTGCAATGGCTTCAGACTGTAGCTTCACTGCCAACTCTGCTTGCCATTTGTCTACGTGTGGTTTAATGAGAGTATGATTACGTACTTCTAACCAGTGTTCCCAATCTCCTAGTAGTGCCATAGCAACAGAATATTCAGAGGGGTCACGACACTCTAGGAATACATCTTTACAGTGTTGTAGCGTGTATACAGGTTTAAACTTTACATCTACACGAGCAAACTCCTTGAACAAGCCAAGGATAACACGTTTACCACTACCATCTAAAAACTGTGTTCTATCAATCATGGTCATCAATTATAGTTACATTACGAATCATACCTCTAGGTATTTGTGAACGACAACCATATGTTCCATCACCAATATAAGAGGCTGTTAACACCATACCTTCAGGCCCATCATACAAAACAAATCCTACTTGATGTGCAATTACAGGTTGATATATAAAACTGTCGTCATGGAAGCCCCAAGGAGTATCGTCCAAGTCGGCAGCATCTTCCCATTCAACATATGCCAGTTTCATTTTTTAGCTTTGTTTTTAGCTGTACGTTGACCACGTTTAGGTAGGGACTTACCAGCAGCACTTAGTGCCATAGCAATTGCTTGCTTTTGTGGATGACCCTTTTTCATTTCTGCTTTAATGTTAGCAGAGATTGTTTTTTGACTACTTCCTTTTTTCAATGGCATGATTTCTCCTTAAGCAATTAAACCGGGCAAATAAACAGTCTTACCATTTTGTTTGGTAGCTGTAAGACACTGATTTTTAAGATTAGATTGGTCATACGATACGTGTACCCAACCGGAATCTGGGATACCGGGAGTATAAAACTCAAGAATAAGTTGGGTAAACTTGTGGTTAGCTTTAATATATTCTGCCAATTCAGCATTAGGTACACCGGGAATTTCTATATCGGCTGCCATCCCCTTACAATGGTCTGAGGTTTTTGAACCACCCACTGCTGCATTACTTTCAGGACTACGATAGGCACTATTCACCTTAACACCCTTACCATAATGATCTCTAATGGGTTGCAGAACATGTTCACACAATGCTTTTAAATTTGCTTCTGCTTCAGGTGTTGGAGTGTTATCAAAACCCATACGTAGGGCTGTTTCACTCTTGCTGAGTTCGTGTAGTGAGAAGTTAGCGGTTAGTTGCGTCATTTAATTTTTCCTTAATTTCATTGTATTGGCTAATACAAACATTTAGTTTACGTATTGCAGTATCTCCCTCTGCTGTCAAGGCGATAAGAGATTCAGCAACCTTTCTGTCAAGTTCGGCTCGTGTTTCTCTTGTGTCACTTCCACTGGTAGGGATGGCATCTGTGGTGGTTTGTACACTACAGTTGGGGGTTTGGGTGGGGACAGGAATGAACAGCTTGCGTTCACCAGAGCTAACAGCAGTACGGAGATCAGTAATTTTCTTTTGTGCATTTTGTTCATTCTTTCTTAATACACTTGCATATGTTGTAGCTACAGTAGTTAGTTGTGTTTCAGTGTCACGTGCTTTATCATTAGCGGCAACTACTTCTAGTGCTATCTCTACACCTTTGTCGTAACTGCCTTTCCAATAACCTCCACCGAATACAATCAGAGCAACAACACATCCAATTAATATTTTCATTCATGCATCTTTCCACGTGCATAGGCTTGTGCAGCCATAAATGCTACCACAATAGTAGACATACCAGCAGAGAATGTAGTGGCTAGTCCCATAATGGCTGTTACTTTATCCAAAGCAACAAAGGGTGTAGCAAAATAACACATAAGAACAAATGGAAGACCTAAAGCAAACCAAGCCATAATACGCTGTTGGTCAGCCATTTTATCCATATTCTCAATCATCATCATTCGTTCTGAACGAGACAATTCCTCATCAGTAATAGTACCATCACCATTAGAGTCAAATTGATTGTATGCTGAGTTTTGTTCTAGAGTTTTTGTCATTTAGTTCCTTTCTAAGTTTCTCAATATCTTGTTTAAGTCTATCCATATTCTTAATACTTTGGTCTATATCTATTTTAGTTTCATATAGTTTAGAATAAAGCAATCCTGTTATTGGTAAAAGTATTACTAGTAACACACATGCTGCTAACCAACCTAAGTATTTAAATCCTAAATCTCGTTCTACTTGTGGAGATACAGAAACCATAGGTGGAGGTATCCAGCTAGAATTAACACTGCCACTGTTATTGTTATTAGTATTTCTATTTCTTGCTCCGTTTGCCTTTGTTGCCATTTTGAATATCTTTCTTTAGCTTCTTGGGCTAACCTAGCCTTTTCTTGTTCTATTCTAATAGTGTCTCGCATTTCAAATACTTTAGAATAGAGAGCACCCATTTCAGGAGGTGCTTGATATACCATTGTCTCTCTAATTGTAACTTCTAAAGCAGCCATCTGATCTAATGCCATTACCCTATTTAAAGCTGCCTCCATGACATTCTGATTAGGGTCGTAAACATTTTTACTTTGGGCTTCTTCTTTCCTTATCTTAGCAGCTAGTTCTTCTTGGAGTCTAAAGAATTCCGTAAGGTGCTTAACCACATCAGCCATGACTTGTGTTTCGTCAATATGATGTTTAACAGCCTTTCGTTTAACTGGCTTTGTGTTTTGTACAGTTGGCTTAGGTTTTGGTTTAAATAAGTTAAACAAAGGTGCAAGGAAACCACCAACCTCTTTAGTGATTGATGCAACTTCATCATAGGTGTCTTTAGCTTCAACAAAAGATTCTTTGACTGTTTTGTAAAGCTCACAACCTTCTTTAATGGCTGCAACACAAGCGTTTGCAGCAAGGAGTATGCTGAGTGGTATATGTCAACCTCCTATTAAATGTTTTACAAATTCTGCTGCTGTACCCGGCCCAAGTAATACACATAACATTACGCCATATAACAAATATTCAATCTTAGTCATTCTATTACTTCCATCTTGTAAACTACGTTCAATGGCAGCATAACGTTCAGCACACACTTGTTCATGGCTATTTAGTCGTGCTTCTGTTTTAGTAATTAACTCGTCACTCATTTACAGGCCAATCTTGTGTAGTTACAACAGTAATGAGGGAAGGTACATCAATACAAGCAGTGATGGCAGTTACTAATGTAGAACACTTAGTTACTACTGCCAAGCGATATGTTGTAATGTTTATTGGTACATCTACATTACGTTCTGTTTTACGAATTATCATCCAATCAGATGTAGCAAGTAGTTTATTAGCTGTATCTTTAACTTGTGTAATCCACTGCGTTTTAAGTTGATCTAAATCTTTAGGATTATCTACACCCCAATAAAAACGATCGTCATATGTAATTGTTACATCAGGTACTTCTGTAATTCCTACAGCGTTCTTTTCTTCAATGGAAGTAAGACGTAGCCAGTTGGCTGGATAGTGTGTACCATCTATTGTAAATGGTGTATCAAGAGGCAACGTGTTGCCATTAAGTAAAAACATGTATTACCTCGCTAAAGAGTTTTTAAAGGGATTTTCGGCAAAGGCGGCATAGAGCATTGATGTGCCATTTAATTCAATATTTGCTGACCTGATTTTGAAACCATTTGATAAGAAATCAACAACAGTTGTCGTAGCTTCAGCATTGCTTAAATTTGGCGACAAATAGTTACCTGTTACATTTGCCAAATCTCTTGCGCTGTCAACAATATACCAACTTCCCGTTGAATCAAAACGCTTGACCATCAGCCATCGAGGTCTAAACCCAAGGAACACAAAAGGCCCGTCAGTGCTTGCATTGCCTGTGTAACTACCAAATGCAGAGTAGCCAGCTACTGCGGCAAAGCAGTAGGCGACATAGGTGTTTGAGCTTGAATTATTTACACCACCAGCAATACCAATACTAAACACGCTTGATGTTGGGCTAGTATTATTCCAATAGTTAATGCTTGTTGATGTTGCATTTGTCAAATCAAGAAACACCGCACCAGTGTTTCCTATACTTGCATGATAAACAACCCAATCACTCGCAAGGTTTCGAGCTTTAATAATTATCATTCTTGGCGCAACACCCAGCCCATGACCCACAGTAGCGTTTGCGCCTGTGCCTGTATAAGTCACCACGCTAAAGCCAGCAGTGGGGTTTGCTCTTACTTGTGATGAGATTGTTCCGCTGGTATTGGTTACTGTGTTGCCACCAGCGTTCCATGCCCATCCAACATAAGTCCGTGGAGTTGAAACACTGCCGTTATTAAAGTACACCTCACCAGACGCAGAGTTTGTGTCAACAATATCAAAACCTGTTGAATTAAAAACATACGAGGCAGTAGTGCTTCCTAAAGCATCAGCACCTTCTGCTGCTGTTGCATTTGAGCGAAGCCATTTATTACCTGCATTGTCACCCCTAACTGAGTCCATCCAGTAATGACTTTCTGCATTGTCTCGGTTTTTACTCCAAACCAAATCTGGTTGAAAACCAAGTGCAATACTTTTTTGCCCTATAGTTGGATTAACAATATCAGAAGACCAAGTTGCAGTATTAAAAAATAAGTTGCCCTTACTAATCGTAGGCGTAGGCAGGTTCTGCGTGTTCAGTGCTTTGAATCCTGTGGGTGGTGTATAAGTGAATGGGCGTTGACCAAAGTTGGCCGTCCAGCTAGAGTTATAGCCAAAGTACGGAATCCATTGCTTAGTTGTTGCAACAGACGCATCGACAGCGCCAGTGCCAGCGGCAGGGTCGCCACTGTTCATCCATGTGCCATTCTTTCCAAACCAGATTTTTCCGTTCTTGTAGGCAACCATTACCACATCGTTGGCCGCATAAGATGTAAAAGTTCCTGCGCTACCTCCGGCGGTTCCGCTTGCTGTGTTGTAATAAACTCCAGTATTAGAAAGAACTGCTTTGTCTACAAACGCATAAGAAGCGCCGGGAGACGCACCAGTAGTAGTGGGGTCAACCATGCCAATATATGTCCGCACCGCATCCATTGATGTGCAGATACCTTCCCAATACCAACCATCGGTGCTTCCAACTGGAAGCGCAATCGTGCTCCAAAAGTGCGTAGGGTTTGCAGAAGCGGCGGCAGATAGGTTGCCGTTGGACATAGTCGGAGTGTTGCCGCCGTTACTCTTGTCCAACGGATTGATAACCGCATAATTCCCCCGCCCATTACCACCATCGGCATAAGGCGTAGGCGAATCCAGCATGGAGTCATAGGTCACACCAGCAGTCACGCTGATGTTGTTAGGTGTCCAGTTGTTGCCGTTGCCTGAGTTGTCCTTGCCTATAGTGGTAGCAGTGTTGTTACTGTTGTCAGAAAAGTTTAGGTAGAAGCCGTTTGTGCCGTATGTACCAGTATAACGTTTAGGTTGCCATACGCCTGTTTGCGAATTGGTTTCACCAAATGATGAGGGTGTTAATTGTTGACCATCAATCCAATACATTTCAGTAATGTATGTATCGCTGTAAACAGGGCCACCACCTTCATTATTTTTACCAATAAGGTGTTCTACAGCAGTATTTAACCAAGTAATACTTACATTTTGATTTGGGTCAACGCCTGTGTATGAGGTAATCTCAACACCATTGATATATCCACGATACCTATTTGCCGCAGTTGCTTGTGTTGTATCAGCCGCTAAAATAATGTGATACCACGCAGAATTATCTCGAAAGTATGGCGCAAAAGTTCTATACCCACCTACAGTAGCCGCACCACCACCATTGCACAAAATTTGTAATTTCAATGCAGTGCCATCAGAGCGAAGTTGAATAAATGAGTTGGAGGCATTTACTTGAGTGCCATTACCGCCATTCAAAAGTGTCAATTGTCCTGCTGTTTGTGATGTTGAGCCTATTTTTACCCAACAAGATAAAGTCATTTTTTGATTACTTGTTGGCGTAGCAAAAGTTCTGTTGAAATAAGCAGACGCACTTGAACGCAGACGCACACTGCGGCTGATTTGATAACCACCACCAGAGGGAGTAAAGAGTTCTTTTTTAGCTGATAACATTATGCGAATGCCTGTGCTGCTGTGCCATACCAATTTGTACCATCAGAGAAGAATGTCAAAATATCCCATCTACTAGCTGTGGTTGTGAGGGTAGGTGCTGTGCCATTAATGTATTTAACCCCTGTAAATGTACCTGTAAAGCTACCAGCACCAGTGGATACAATGAGGATGAAACTTTTACCAGCCGTAGCTGTAGGCATTGTGAAAGTACAATTGCCTGTCATTGTCACTGTCTGCACTGTACCATTGGTTAGGTCTAGGGTCTTACTTGTACCCGAGTTGCCTATGGCTACAACAGATTCCAGATAGTTGGTAACTGTAGGGTTTGTGAGTGTTTTGTTGGTTAGGGCTTGAGAGTCTGATGTTCCAACCACTGTGCCAGCAGGGGCAGTCTTGGTAGCCCATGTGTCTAGGTCAGCATCCCATCCTTGTACGTTAACACCAATGGCTAGACCTAAATTGGTACGTGCTGTAACTACAGATTGTAGGTCAGATAGGTTAGCAGACTTCTGAGCATAAGCAGCAGGGTTAACTGATGCCACTGCTGCGGCTGCATCCACTGCACTTTGCTCAGCCAGAGAAGCTGACAAGGCTGCTGCATCTGCACTAGCCGCTGCATTCCCTTCTTGCTCTAGCAACCAACCTTTAGTGACTGCATCCCCGTTATTCAAGGGGTCTGCAAGGTTGATGATTTTGTGACTATTCATGTCTAGATCAACTTCCATGCCATTAGGCACTGTGCCATCTAGAGAGAGGGTATTTTCTAATGCAGCTTCAATTGCGTCAAAATTGGCATTTAGCGCATCTATTGAGCCATATCTACTACCTATTGTCGATAATGTAAGTTTAGCCATATAATTCCTTTGTGTTACGAGCCGCTAGGCTTATTTGTTGAGTGGCTTAGTGGGGAATAATGGATAGACGTTACCCTAAGCAGGTAAAATAGCCCTTTTAAGAGGCCTAACGGCCCGTCTAGCTACCTACCCCTTACCCAAATGTTTTCCTAGCCTTCTACCCCCCTTAAAATCGTTTTAAACAATGGTGGAGGGTGGGTGGGTACAACCCATTTTAATAAAATATCTGAGGTAGTTAATTTTATGGAGATAGTTTTAAGGTGTATTGCAAACTAAAACCAACCCCCCTACCCCCCTTAGTAGGGTCAACCATAGAACTAAAGTTCTAAAAATTGAAGAAGAAGTACTGAAATAGTACTACATTATACATATATATATAATATATAGTAATAGTATATATAGTTATAGTATATATAAGTATATTATACTTTACTATATAATATAACCCCGCTATATATATAGTTATATAATATATATTTATATAATATTACTAGTAACATCATATAGTTATTGAGAATCATTCTCATTTAGGTTAGCATTTATACTTATCCACAGGTTATCCACAGCTGTATATCCATACAGTAGTACGTAGATATACAATTTACTCTAATATTATATACATGCACGTGCACGCACGTAGCAAATATTGTGCCATAATATCCCTTAAATCTACTAGGTTATTTTAGTTGTAAGGTTGGTGTAAGGTTGATCGTTTACATTTCAGTCATCGGTTAGCGCAGTGGTTCATTACTAGTAACTAGCAGGGTTAATAGCCCTACAGTTGACAAGGTTTTAAATCACTGTTAATATCGGTGCTTAGGTTGATCGATCGGGGTTGACCTAGAGATTGTAAGTTTCATGTAAGGTTTACGTGATACTATCAAGGCTCTAAACAAGTGTATGTTACCGCTACACTATAAAGAAAAGTAACTCGCAAGCTTTGACCCTAGATGGCGCGAATTCTAGGCGAGTGCGATAGGCGCAAATGAACCATAATAGGTAGAGAATCCATGCATATGTGACAGCTTGTAATATGCATGCCGGTGCGGTAGAGACGCTATCGGGCAGGGTATCCAACTGCGAGCATGCTATCTTCCCTTATGGTAGAGCTTGAATCCCGATGGCAAGGGAGATATGCAAGCACGAAAACTCTAGGGTTTTCTACAGTGTGTTACTAGTAGCATACTGTAATCAAGCCTTAGTAAATCAAATCAAACTGTCAAAGGAAATCATCATGTCATACGCAAATGAATTACGCACTGCATTGTCTACATCCAAGGATGCCAAGGACGCTAGCAGGAATGCAGGGGAAGGCATATGGGCAAATTATGTGCGGTCTATGTGCTATCCAATAACACCACGTAATGCGGAGGAAGTAGATAGTCAACACAAATCACTGGTAGATAACCTGAATAATATCAGGGAATTATCCAAGGATGAGAAGAATAGTCTGCGGTCTGCTAAATGCGTGGTAAGCAAAGCCATTACTAATAACGTTGACGTGTGGCAACGCACGGATGATGGTGCGGTTAAGAATGACGACAATGGGCATCCATTGCCTAAGGGTAAATCAGAATTGAACGAAGCTAAGTCTGACTTTGACCGCATGATGGCATTCATCGAACAAGCGGGTAAGAAGTATGACAGCGACACACGGGAACAATTCACCCGTGAGCAAATGTCTGCCATCGCTGATGCATATGCAGCACTGGCTCATCGCATGGTGGAAGACTACACTGCAACTAACTGAGAGTGACTGCCCCTAGAAATAGGGGCTGTTACTAGTAACACAATCAAGGGGATGTTATGTACGTTATCTACTGGGAAGAAAACGATGAATTGCAAGCTGTAGAATTGACTACACTTGAAGCGGCACAATGGGTATGGGATGACTTGTACATGTCATGCAAAGCACTGCTATGTTTTAGACCACAAGGGGACAAATGATGTATACGTTATCTAACATGGTGTTATCTGTCGCTATCTCGCTGGTAATTGCCTATTGCATTAGTGTAGTGGGTGGCATGTATATTGCCCTTATGTTACTAGTAATAGGTGGTTTTCTACTGGGTATGCAAGTATCAGAAGTTTTATCAAGGGGTAAATGACATGAGCATTCAACGTGTAGCACAGGCATTCATGCAGGGTAAACCTGCTACATCACACAATAGCAAAACTGATGGACAAAGCTATTGGTTACATGGCAATAAGATTGCAGAGAAGGGTCACGGAGGGTCTGTCATCATTAATTGGTGCGGCTGGTATACCCGAACAACCGCTAATCACCTGAATCATATTGCAAAAACCTATGATGTATCCTATAGATTCAGTGCGAAGATAGCTAGAGATGAGAGCAAATCAACGGAGATAGTGTATGTTAGACACAATTGATACTGTGGTAATATTCCTAGCCATAACATATGTGGGGTGGTTCTTTTGGGAGGTGTGGAATGACAACGAATAGAGTGAGGGAATTCAAAACAAATGAGGAAGCTGATGCAATTATGCATGAGATAGAAGAATTCTTTCAACGTACACCTAATGATGAGGTAGTAGAAAACTGGCTAGATAGCGAGTATCATCGTATATTCGTTACCTATATGTATCCTGACGTTACAAAGGTGAATTAATGAATTATCTAGATGTAGTCAACTTTGAGACATATGTCGCAGGTTGTGCTAGGAATAGTGGCATCAAAGTTGTGTGGGACAAACCCGAAGGTACGCCACGTACCGATGGACGCACAATGTGGTTGCCATCCATTACTAGTAGCACTCCCGCTGAATGGCTGACACGTATGCGTTACTATGTAAAGCATGAGACAAGCCACATTAGCTATACCGACTTTGAGATGCTTAACAAGCACCGACCTACAGGGTTATTGGCTCTGATTAATAACCTTATTGAAGACCATCGTATTGACTTCATTAACGATAGTCAGTATGCAGGTGATGCCATTACTAGTAACAACTACTGGGTGTTGTATGCAGATGACATAGTTAAGCGTATGAAATCTACAGATAAAGACTTATCAGATCAACAACGCACTGTGTTACCCTTGTTTGTGTGGGATGCAGCACTACGTACATGGATTGGTAATGCTGCTGAGACACGTGATGTTATGGGTAGTATGCTAGATGATGATGGTATTGACAAGCTTCATAAGCTTGAGAAATATACCGATGAGTTACTAGTATTGCGCTGTGACACAGGTCTAGATGTAGGTGAACGTGTGTTTGATTTAGCTAAGCGTATCCTAGCTGACTTGTTTGATGCTAACCCTGAGGACTACACTGAGGAAGCTAAGCCTAAGGGTGATGGTGGTGAGGGCAAAGGTAAGGGTAAGGGTGATGGTGAGTCAGATGGTGGTGAGGAAGCAGGTGCAGGTGGTGATGATGAGGATAGACTTGTAGACGTAGAGAAGCTTATCAAAGCCATTGGGCATGAGCATAAGCCTAGTCGTACAGGTATTCACCTTAAGCTAGACAAAGCCGATACCAAGGGTTCATACACCATACCACACAAGGATGAGTACATTATCGTGCGATTCCCTGAGTTACATCGTGCAGTTAAGGGTCGTGGTGAGGGCTATTTCAAATCAGATAGTGTATCCAAATATATTACTAGTAATGCTAAGCCACTGGCTAATCAATTGCGTATGCGATTGCAGACACGTAGCAGAGATAGGTATGAGTACGGATTGAAGCGTGGTAAGTTACACACAGGTAGTTTGCATAAACTATTGTCAGGTAACACTGAAGCTAGTACCCGTGTGTTCCGTAAACGTATCGTATCTGATACACTTGACACGGCTGTTACATTGCTTGTAGATTGTAGCGGTAGTATGTCAGGTAAGAAGTATGAGATGGCATGTGCTGGTGCTGGTGCTATGGCAGAAGCATTAAAGCCCCTTAACATACCATTCAATGTGTTAGGTTTCACTAACTCAGAAGGTAATGACGACCCTTTGATATGGGTATTCAATGACTTCGGTGAACGTGTATCTACACCCGATCTAGTTAAACGTTTTGCTGTAGCTAGTGGTTGTTTGTGGGAGAATACAGATGGTGATGCGTTAGCGTATGCATCGTATGTATTGGGTATGCGCCCTGAACATCGTAAGGTGTTACTAGTATTGTCTGATGGTAGTCCCGCAGGACGTGATTCACATGGTGACATTACAGCGTATACAGCACGTGTAGTTAAAGACATTGAAGCTAGTGGGGTAGACATATATGGTATTGGTATTTGTGATGATAATGTTCGTATGTTTTATAAGAAGTATGAAGTAGTTACAGACATTGCTAAACTTTCAGGGACAATTCTTTCAACTTTAGATCGGAGTATTTAACATGGCAGTAGAAATCAACGACAAAGTAGCTAAGGCTATCGCAGCACACTTGGGTAAAGTACCTGCTACACCCGATGTTACACTTACCCCTACTGATAAGGTAGAGAAGACAATTACATTGTCAGATGGTCAGAAGCTATTCAGTAAGGTGTTTGGCTACGTGCCTAGCTTCGGTGACTTTGCTGTCACTGTATTGGCTGATAGCAGTGATGCAGAGGTAGCACGCCTTGTACCTAAGGCAGACCCTGACTATGTGGTGCAACGTAATGAAGCAGCATTACTAGTAGCAGGTATCGAAGACAACGATAAGAGCTTACTTACAGGCCCTACAGGTAGTGGTAAATCATCACTGGTTAAGTATGTGTGTGCTAAGCTTAATCGTCCGTTCATTCGTATCAATATGTCAGGTGACATTGAGAGTGCGTCATTGTTCGGTATGCTTACTGCTAGTGTGGGTGTAGGTACTGAGTGGAAAGATGGTGCTATCACTGAAGCATGTAAGTATGGTGCTGTGTGCCTTGTAGATGAGTGGGAACTGATGCCACCTGAGATTGCTATGGGTATGCAGAACTTGTTAGAAGATGGTGGTTATCTCTATCTCAAAGAGAAGCCCGGTACGTCTACTGATCGTACCATTGTGCCAGATGCACACTTCCGTCTGGTGTTTGCAGGTAACACTGTTGGACAAGGTGACACTACTGGTGCATTCTCAGGTGTTGGTATTCAGAACAGTGCGACTATCGACCGATTCACTAACACTATCCGTCTTGCATACCTAGATGCTAAGCACGAGGTAGCCATCATTACTAGTAAGAGTAACATTGCCAAAGATGTTGCAACTAAGATGGTTCGTGTTGCAGGTCTTGTGCGTAATGCGTATGACACAGGTAAGAATGGTCTTACTATGTCACCAAGGAA